ATTTAAATCATCAGCACGAACTACTGCAATACGTCTACTAAAACGACATGCTTTTGTTCCATTAGCACCAGACCCTTTAATGTTTTGTGGACATGCTAAACATGTTTCAGCTTGTTTCTCTACAACAGATTCATCAGGTTTTTGACTATCTGAAGTCCAGCAAGTGGGAGGTGGCATCTTCTCACCTGGAACATATGCTTTAGAGAAATACATTCTGTGAACGTGTGGTGATGCGTTAACAATAACTACATCAAGTGCGTCTTGGTTTGACTTCTCAACTTCTTTACCATTAACCATTAATCTAAATTTACCACCACGAATAGATATACGTTTAGCAGTGGTTGAACTACCTGTAATATTAGCAGTGAAGCCATCATCTCTACGGGTATGTGTTGCTACTGCGGTGCTACCAAATACGTCTAAATCTGTACTCATACTTCCTCCTTATTTTCTCTACTTTTAGTTATTCTTACTGTATATTCACTTGTTGCTTGTAAGCCTGGCGGTTGTTTATCAGGGTTTTGCTCTAAGTATTCTTTTATTGCTGATTGCACTAAACGTTTTTCAAAGAATTCAGGCAATCTATTTTCTAATATAAAGTCATACATACTAGGCCAATCGCTTGACCAATATCTTGTTCTAAGTGTTCTTGATAAAGTGCCTACTTTAGTTTTTAAACTAGTTACATTTAAAGTTCTACAGGCTTCGTTTAATGCTAAATCTATTTTATCTTTCTGAACTTTGATATTAGTTATTTCTTTTTCTAACTCTTCTATCTTATCTCGCATATTGACAGAAGCTTGCATCAGCTTCTCAATCTTATTGTCATCTAATTCCACATTTACTCCTTTCGATAAATAAGGATAACAGTATAGCATATTTATTTACAATGTCAACTAATTTTTCTTATTTCGTATATATCTTTTCCATAAGTTGCAAACACCCACAATGCAAACTTAATCAACTCTTCAGGCGTGGCATTATGTTTCATTGTGTTAGCTTTGTGGCTAATTACTCGGACATTACCTTTTACATATCCTTTTAAATTATCAATTCTATCTAGAGATGGGGAGTTAGAAGTAGGACCTCCTTTAGTACCTTTTTTATATTCTTTAATAATAGGTATGCCTAATATAGAACACACTATAGGCACATTAATATCAGATTTATCTATGTTAAAATCAAGGCCTTTTTTCTTAGCTCTGCTTTTAGCTCCGCTTAATAAAAATCTAATAGGATTGCTAAGTCTTTCTTGACCCATATGCAGAGCATAATCTTCATACTTATTCTCTATATAATTTTTTACATGTTCTTTATTTTTCGTACGCCATTGTTTGTAATATGCTCGTCTATCTTTAGGCATCACTAAATTCCTCTTTATAAAGGTCTACTAGTTTAACATGATTATCAATTTTGTTTTCTAGCATTTTGTATATACGTTTTTCTACAGGGCTACCTTGTAGATGAACCACAGTCATTTTATTTTTTTGACCTGCTCTATCCATACGTGCACAACATTGTATGTATGTTTCAACTGACATGACAGGGGACCAAAATACAACTACGTTAGCTGCGTGGAGGGTTACGCCATGTGATGCAGCTTGTGGTTGGATCACTAAAACTTGTGGGTCTTTGGACTCTTGAAAATTTTTAAATATTTCTGTGCGTTTATTCATAGACACGTCGCCATGAATTGCTTCGCACGTTATCTTGTCTTTGTGTAGTTCGGTCATAATTGTTTCTATGCTGTTTCTAAAAGGACAGAATACAATTACTTTGTGGCTAGCTTCTTCTATAATTTCTTTTAACGCAGTCATGCGATTAGATACATCAAACTCTATAACACCTTTGGTATTTGAATAAATTGAACCCGCACTTACTTGAAGGAGTTTAGTAAGCATAACACCTGCATTAACTACAGTGACTTCTTCTCCTGCAGTTTCCATATACATATCTTTTTTAAGTTTCTTATAATACTTCTCTTGTTGTGGAGTAAGAGGGACTTCACGAGTTGTGTATAAAACATCAGGTAAATCTAAGCATTCATCTTTAGTATAACGAATGGCGGGTTGTAATGTTTTAAATACAATATCTTGTGCATTGAATCTAGGCACCCAGGTGAACTGACTGACTTTCTGCATAACCATATCCTTAAACGTTCCTGCATATTTAGGTACGGATGCGGGGTTCACAAGTCTAGCCAGTCCATATGCGTCAGCTGGAGATTGAGCAGCGGGTGTTCCTGTCATGAGCCATAACCATGTGTTAGGTGTTACTACACGATTTAATGACTTCCAGCGACGTGTCGAGACAGTCTTGATATAGTTTGCCTCATCGACAACTATTAAATCAAAACCGCCTGATTTGATTTCTTTCTCTACAATTTCTATACCATCGTAATTAATAATAACTACATCGGTATTTTCTTCAAATACTTTTTTGCGTTTTTCAGCAGAACCATGAGCAATGCCTACAGACCTGTGCATAGCAGTCTTGAAAAAATCTGTTTGCCATGCCGCCTGCATAATAGATAGGGGGCATACTACAAGCATGCGTTTAACTTTACCTTGATTCATAAGGTAGTCTGCTGCCCATATGACTGCTGATGTTTTACCTGTACCTGCTTCAGATAAACAATAGGCACGTTTATGTGCTGATAAAAATTGAGCTGTTACTTTCTGATGATCAAAAGGTTTATGTATACCTGGAAAGTTATAGTCACGTGTTATAGGTGACGGTGGGTTTTTAACCTTCATGTCAGATAATGTAAGCACTTCGTCTAGCCCCCAATTAACTACAACTTGGGTGACTCCGTTATCATATGTTCTTACAATCTTACTTTTAGGTATCTTATCTAAAATAAGTTGAGGGCGTTTTGTATTAACAATTAGTGCCCTGTCTTTAAATACTTCCAATGCAATCTCCTAGTGATAAAAATAGACGCACCACCGAGAGAGGTTAATGATGCGTCTAGCCCTACAATGTTAACACATAAGATGAAAGCGAGTATCTCTGAAAGTCTTACTGTTAACTGACGTGGTTTTATCCCACTCACGTCTTGGGAGAACTTTACTTTTTGTTCTTTTTATTTTCTCTTGCAACTATTTTTTTATTTGGTTTATTAGCTTTTACGGAATGATCACTATTTCTATCTAATGAATCATTGATGTTAGCATCTACAACTCTCAAATTACTTAATGTATTGCTGCCACCTTTACTTAAAGGAACGATGTGATCAACTGCTTTACCATCTCCTTTTTTTACTTTACCAGCTTTCATCATAATACGTCTAGCTTTATTTCGCTCAACACGCATTTTAATTTGTTCAGGTTTAGCTTTATATATGTTTTCTTTTTTATAATCTCTGGCCATTACTTTCCCCAATGTGAACATGATTGAACAGGACAAAACTTACGACATGCAAAGTTAGGTACTGCATTAAAAGTTCCTGACTGATGAGCCATATCTATCCTATATGTTATTTTACCCCATTCTTCAAACATTTCATCTACTTTATCTACTGTGTAATCTTCTTTTAAAATCTCTTTACTTACCAAGAAAACCAAGCCAGACTTTATTTTTTGCATATCTGGAAAGTGTTTAAAGATAGCTACACTAAACAATGATAACTGTCTAGTATCGGCATATTGACTTGACTTGCCTGTTTTATAATCAATTAAGGTAGCCATTTTAGTTTCAGGATTAATTACTAATAAGTCAATCACTCCACGCCACCAAACATCTTTAGCAAAAAAATCACAAGGTTGTAAGTCTTTAGTTAATCCTAATTTATACTCACAATACTTTTCTCCTGGAATAGATATTAACTTGTCAAGAGTAGGTTTAAACATATCAAACTTTTCAGGCAGCGGAGTTGCGTTCTTAACGTATAACTCACAAGCTTTGTGAACTTCGTTACCATAAAGGAAATGTTCTGTATTCGGGTCTTGCTTAATATCCTTTGCTACATACAGATGGTAATATTGCTTAGGACATTTCTCAAATGTAGTAGCACTTGAGTAAGACCACGTTTTAAATTCAGCCATTTAATTTCTTTCGTTTAAATTCATGTTGAAGTTTTCTGTTAAGTTCTTGCACAAGTTTTGCACGTTTCTTACCTTCAGGTTTTTTATTTAACTCTACTTCTAACTGCTTAATAGTATACGCTTTATACTTAGGCCTACCATTATGCGTAAGCATAGGTTTATTGTGTCGTCTACTTGGATGTATTTGTTGTGTTGCCATTTTCTACCTTTTGGACTTCGCCTGTTGATTTGTTAAGTTCATATTCTATATCTGAAATAGCTTCTAATAACTCTTGATTGTCTTGTATTGTTTTATCTAACTCTTTTAATACTTTTTCTTTCTTACCAAAAATTAAATCAAAGTTCTTTTCAAATTGTTCTGTATTTGGTTTAGATACTAACCATGCCCCCGTTATATCATTTTGTGCAGTTTTTTTCATGACGCCCCCTTATAAACATAATTATATATAACACCCACCATAACCAATGAGCATCTAATCTATATAAAGTAAATGCTACTAACAATTCTAACATATTACTTAAAGTATGGACCAACCATCCAAGTTACGATAGAGTATCTTATCCCTTTGGTCACAGGTTCAACACCGTGTGGCATGAAAGATGGGAATACTAACACTGTGCCTTTGCCTTGTGGTGGGTATATTCTATTATGTTCTACTGATAGATAAAATTTACCACCTTCAAAGTCATCATTTAAAAAGACTAATACTGTTAGCTTTCTAGTTTCAGTTGACCTTGCATGGAATGTATCCACATGAGTTTCATACTTACCATTCACATCATACATTAAAAATTCAGCTTGGTTAGAATGAGTAATATCATATTGCCAAAACTCGTGGTTCACATTTAAACCTATGGCTGTAAGTGTTGCACCAATCCCTGCATATAAAGGTAATTGAAGTCTTGCAACATTTCTAATATCTAGATTGATATTCTTTTCAAGGTCTCGACCTTCTCCAATAAAGGGAAGTTCTTTTTCTACTTCGGGTTTAGAATATTCTTCTATAAGTTTATTGCAGAAACCTTCTGTGACTGCGTTATGCACGACATAACAATTATCAAAATGTCTTATCTGATTTGTCTGTTCACACGCTGTTTTACTTAAACCTAATGACTCACGTTTATCATATTTCCATTCAGCATGCGGGCCGTTTTGATCAACGTAATGTAGGAATACTTGAGCCTGCCATTTACCTTCTTTATACTTTTCACGCCAATGGTATATATCACAACCTCGATACATTACTGCATCGCCTATATTCATTTTAACTTCTGTAGCGTCTGACTTATCTTCATTAGGCCCCATATAAATAGGCCATACATCACCTTCAAAATCTAGAGTTAGTGTTGCAGATATTTCACAAGCGGGTCTATCCCTATGGACTTTTAATTCTTCGTCTTGACTGTTATATAGACGTGCATAGGAATAAGTAGGGAATAGTTTAAGACCTGATGCAAGTTCAAAGTGTGGTGTTAAATCTTCTAGTAGTTTGTCAAAAGTTACTGTGCCATGAATAGCCTCTGACTTAGGGCATTGTTCATCTTTAACCGTTTTGTTTTCACTAACTAATCTTTTTAACTCAGTAGCTAGTTCTTTGCAAGAGTCCTTATGTAAGAAATCTTTTAAATGCACATAACCTTTCTCTTTAAACTCTACTACGGTATCCATACTTCTCTCCTATTTAGCATCCATATAGTTATCACCAACACCTACTTTACATCCAAGGGGTAAACTACTACACCAATGAGGTGCGGTTGTCATACATTGTTTAACATAGGCTACACAATCATCTACTTCTTCATCTCTACACAACATTACAAGTTCGTCATGCACAGTCATAACAACAGGATACCTTTTCGATACTTGTATTAATTGTTCTGCTATTATATCACGAGCAAGTGATTGTATGCAACGTTGAAATGTTTTAGATGGGTGAATATATTCAGGGATTAAAGTTCTTCCCATTAACTTATCATATACCCATGACTCACCTGTATCTGTCTTTAGCTTTCTTAAATTAGGTAAGCCTAACAACATACCATTAGGTTTCATCATGCCTTCATGAGGGGCACTTGATATAATCCCACCATTACCCATGGTATAGTGTTGCCCTGCTCTGACAGATTCTAACATTGTGCCTGCGTCTTGCCATGCCTCAACCAATTCGGGATTGGCTTTACGATACGCATATACAATGTTCTTAACTTCGTTTAACTCTTTTTCCACACCACCTTGTTTTAAGATTGAGTGCATCTTGTTTGCACCTACACCATAAATACCTGATAAGTTTACTACCTTAAAGATAAACCTAAGGTCGTCATCTACTTTATCATAAGGTGTTCCTGTAAGGTCTTCGGCTGATTGTTTATACAAATCAATACCATCTCTAATAGCTTGTATCTTTCCTGTTGACTGAGCAAACCAATAGGCTAACCTTAACTCAATATTACTCAAGTCTGATGCTACTAATTTATAACCTTTGGGCGCACATATAGCTCGTCTAAGCTCTGATGTTCTTGGTAAGTTTTGTAAGTTAATACCATCTACACCACTCCATCTATGAGATACGACTGCGCCTGCATACTTTAATGGAACGGGTAGATTTCCTCGATTAGCTATTCTAATAAAGTTTTCTGTTCTTGTTTCTTCAATAGTAGATTTGTTTCCAATACGAGCCGCAGCTAAAGCTTGAACGTAAGGGTCTTCATGTTCAAGTAGTGCTTTAAATCCTTCATCTGTTTTAGCTAAAGCATAAGTTTGTTTACCTGTTGTAGGACTTTCTTTCATAGGCACTTTAATCTTCATGCTCTCTAGTATGGCTGCAAATTTTGGATTACTCATAAGCGTATCTTTATCTACGGCTACAGAATTTAATAACTCTTCTTTCTTAGCTTGGACTTCAGCTAGATGTCTTATTAATAATCCTTTATTAAGTTCTAGCTTAGGTTCTGTAAACATACGGATAGTTAAATCAATAAGCTTCATCTCAGGTGCAGTAAACTTATCTTTTAACTCTGTGAATAATTCGTATGTAAGTTCTACGTCATTGATACAATACTGACCATACTTAGCTAAGTCATTGTGTGTAAAGTCTAATCGTCTCTTGCCTAATGCATCGAGGACTTCTGTTCCTTTCTCACCTAACTGATATAGTTGTGATAGGTTAGCTAATGATACTGACTCAGTTAAACCATGTAGAATTTGAGCCATGCTCATGGTATCGAATAAACCTAATGGATGTATATCAAATATCCATGATAGGATTGCCGCATCAAACCTCATGTTATGTCCTAACACAAAGTGTTCATGCATATTGTATGAGTCTAGGAAAGCTTTAGTCTCAGCGTGTGTTCCTGTAAACCATTTAGTTACACCCTTATCTTTGACTGCTACACCTATAACTTCAAAGCGTTCGTCTCTAATATATTCTTCGGTGGTAAACTTCTTCAATCCATACTCTTTATCATAGTATGTTTCAAAGTCTATCGTTATTAGATTAGGCAAACTAATTATCCCCTACATGTAGTATTTCGTATTGAGCCATAGCTAATGCACCGACTACTTTAAGTCCGTCAGTGATACCACTGTTAGTAATAAAGTATCTACCTTCTCTAAAGCCTATGACTAACACTTCATCGTAGTCTTCATCCATAGCACTCGTTAAAATATCTAATACATCTTCTTTCTTTTTGTTTGGTAGCTTAGTGACTTTCATCTTCTGTCTCCAATTTAATTTTGCCTATGTATTCCCATTCGCCTGTTAAAGGTATTGTTGAAAATTCATAGTTATCATCTAAATACACATACATATATTTTGGCTTTCTTATACCTGTTGGTGTTTGGTCACCTTTATAGCTTGGTATAGGTTGCGGTTTAATTTCATTATCTTTAGCATTATCGTAAGCACTAAACACTTCATCATAAAACTTATCATCATTTCTTAATCGTTCAATGATAGTTTCTTTATAACTTCTTGTTAGCTCTTCATCCCATGCTTGTTTTGGAGTTTTAGGTTGTGGTTTAATGCGATATTCTTCATCTGATATATCATTATTAAATTCAGGAAAATAATCTTCATCCCAAACTGACCAATCACTCCAAATACCTTTACCTAATTTAGTTCTGTATTCTATTTCACCACCATCAGCCAAATGTTTTATTTCTTTATGCCATTTATGTTGTTTCATTTTGTTTTCCTACTAGTTATTTGTAGCACAGGCTCGTCCCAAATTAATTCCCAACTACCATAATTTAATTGGTCTTCCATCCACTTAGTTAAATCATTTTTGTTTATAGCGTCAACATCATAAGTCGCAATATTAACTTTGAATGTTATCGTATATTCCTTTAATCCTTGTAGCTTTCTTCCTTTTGTATCTTTCTTTTTCTTTTCTCTTCCACTTCCACCAAAACATAACATATTATTTCCCCCTTACACGAGCCTTAACAGCGTGTTCATAGATAGCAGAGATGTCTATAATCTCTTCTGACTTTAATCCTTTTGGTCTGATTTTAATTACACCATGATGAATGGTTACGATAAGGTTACGTTCGCCTCGATCAAAAGTCGTAGCAGACGTCTCCCTAATAGTGGGCTTCGTTGACTTTGTTGCCATTTCTCTCTCCTTTTATTTGCGTCTATTGACGTGGTAGTCCCAATCGTCAGCACAATCTTTATCGCACCAACGTCTTGAGTCATTAAGTTTCGTGCCACAATTTAAACAGTGACCCGTCCCTTGTATATACTTTATGTTGTCCATCTCCTTACGGCGAATGGCATCTTCAAGTTCTAATCTATCTTGCGTTTTATCTGCATCATCTGACATATTTAAGCTTTTGTAATACCAATCTAATTATGAATAAGTCTATCACTATAGAGAAAGTATAGGGTGCATCTTCCTCTAAAAATTTAAGTTCTAAGCCTACCATAACTCCTGATATTAATGCAAGCTGAAATATCCACATTACTTAGACTTTACAGCTTGTTTTTCAAGGGTTTTTACCCATCTATTAACATAAAACTGTGTTTTTTTAGCATCTTGTAATTCACTGTCTTTATGCCCTGCTCTTGTCAAATACTTTAATGCAGTTAGCTTAAGATGCCCTTTAAACTCTTCGAATGTTGATTTAGCTTCCATAATATCTATGGTTTCCATACCTCCATATGTGTAGTGAGGTGGATTGTTTATCATATCTTTTGCCCTATTAGCCATACCTTCCCCTGCTTTTTTAGCAAGTTGATACCACTTATCAGTATTTAAATCTAATCTATATTTAGGTCTTGCCATGTTTGCTCCTTTATATTTATTTAATATTGTTCTTAGTCTTGTCACGTTAGTGTCTCCAATCGTTGTTCCAAAGCCTCTAAATCATTTTCATTTACAACCAAAGCAATACCTGCATTGTCTCGTATAGCTTCAAGGTTTCTTAGTTGCAGTTCTGTAGGGCGATTAGTTCCTGCCTTACATTCTATGCCCACAAACCTTCCTCTAATACATGCAACAATATCAGGCACACCTATACTTGTATATGCACCTGCAACAGGAAAGAAGTAATATACATGCCGTTCTTTCAACATCTTAACGACTTGTTGTTTAACCCATTTCTCCTTTACAGGTGCTTTCTTCATTTAGGTATCTCCATTAGTTTTTGCATAACCATAGCTTTCTTATTATGAAACTCCATAGTTTTTTGCATTATAACTCTAGGGTCTACTCGTTTTTTAAATGCTATATCAATCTTATCCATTGTTTCTTTATACTCTAGATAGATTTCATCTGTGTCATTTTCTGCAATTACATAGAATTGACCATCTCGAATACCAACTCCCTTAATATACTTACCTACATCTACAAGTTTAAGGATAGCCATTTTTTCTTTATCTTCTTTAGATACAACTGATGATTCCTCATCTATTGCATGATAGACTTTCATATGTTCTCCATGATTTGATTGACCTTTGCTAAGATTTCTTGACGAGCACCAACACTTTCTCGTAAGTCATCGGCAGTAACACCAACTAGAGATTGTTCTAACGCTTGTCTTGCTTGCTCTAATTTAGGGTCTTTTGTTACATTAAGCCTTGTTAATAGGTTTGTCAACTCTAACGCATTATCTACTAAACTATTTCTAAATATCTTTTTCTCATCACCACTTAGCCTATCTACCATATGTTCTAGTGTAGTATGTAGTCTAGACCACGCATCACTCATGGCTGTTTCAACTCTACCCTCATATGCTTTTTGATATTCCTCTTGCATCTCATTACGAATATCGTCTGCGATGTCAACACGGAAGTCATTTGTTTCAGGCACAGGCATAATAGTATATCTCAAATTAAACTTAGATGCAATCTTGTCAGCATCGGGATACTCTGACCTGTCAAACAACTTACCTAATTTAAATGCCATACCTTGTATGATGTTTGGGTATTGTTGTATAAACGTATTGATACGAGATTTAAACTCAGCTTCATACACACCGAGTTGATGTTTGTAATCAAAGAAGTTAGTCATAGGTAATAACCTTGTGCCTGTATCCGACCAAGGCAGAGTTTGTCTACCATGCCAATCACGAATTTCATTTGCTAACTTTGTGATAGCATCTAATTGGTCTGAACCTGCAAGGATATGTTTGTTATAATTACCTGCCTTGATGGTTGTGTTTTTGTTTATATCAATTTCTTTAGACACGTTCTTATCTAGTTTCCTAGCTGTCCATATTGATATGTTTAAGTCAATTAAGACTGCACTGCTTGCTATACTGATACTCATTTTATTTTCTCCATGTTGATTAGGTTATGTATTGCGGGGTGATACAATAAATGTTTATAGGTTTCTTCATAGTTTAAACGTTTGTATTTCCATGTAGGTTTTTTATGTTTAAACCAATCTGTATCTATTAACTCTTTTAATACATGACGCAAAGCCCAATAACTCATACGATACTCTTCATCATTTTCTCCTGTAATAGATATAACTTTATCCCCTTTGTAAGTTAGTATTCTTACGTTGTATGGTTTAGCCATGATTTAATCCTTAATGCACATCTGCAAAGTCATAGTAATTAACATCAACAACACCTAACTCTCGTCTTTCCATCTTATCTAGAAAGTCTTTTAGTTCATTAGGTATTTCATTTTCCATTACCATTAGTTTTTTAAGGTCTCTAACTTCATGTTTATCATATCTATAAATTCTAAACTCTGCTGATGGTTCATTATTTTCAGCATGTTTAATAGCATCTTCTAACTGAGTTTTTTCCCAATCAGATAATTCAGATTGTAATTTTGTTATTGATGCTAATTGTTTTATTTTTGAAAAGAATGGATGACCGAATGGTAAATTTTTCCATTTGATATAATAGCTATCATATCTAAAGTGTGGCATGGGATACTTTCCCAATAACCAATTAGCTACTGATGATGTAGCTGAACGACCATAAGATACTGCGCCGTTTTTTACTTGTTTAATAATGTTTTTAATTTGTCTATCACTAAACTTATTAAAGTTCATCTTCATTGATACTTCTGTATATTGTGCTATTTCATCTCTAATATATGTTGCCATTTTCTCTCTCCTTAAAATGTGACAAAGTTATAGACTTATAATTTTGTCACGGGTTATTCATCTATGTGTATTGTCTTACCATGTGGTGATGTGATATGTTTGGTTGTGATAGCCCATAGTGTAGGGTAATCCCAATTACCACCAAAGTCTTCTTCAACATACCCATCGGTTAATATAATGATAGCCTCGGGTTGTATGCGTTTATCTTTGATATACTGATTGACGCAACCAACTGTCGTGCCACCACCTCCTGCAGGTTTTGTTGTCTGAACCAACCCATGATAGTCACCTTGATTGTATGTCTCATGTCCTGCAACATGAGTATCCCAATACAACAACTCTATACTTGATGGGGATACATCATCACATATAGCTACAACTTCTGTTAAGAACTCGGATAGTTCCTTGTCACCAATAGAACCCGATGTGTCTATACCTACAACAATCTGTCCTATGGATTCACCAATCATGCTAGGCATATAGATGTCATGCCCAATGAAACGCTTATGTGGTCGTTTCCATGAGGTCTTATCTTTGTTCTTACATGTAGCCGTTACAAAGTCACGCAACTGTTCACGCCAATTTACCTTAGGTTCAAGGATTTCATTGACACTTCGGTTCTTATTACCTTGCATCTTACCTCGTATGATTTCACCTTGTCGTAAGGCTTGGTCTATCTGCTTGGCTACTTCTTTCTTTTCCTCGTCAGATAAACTATCAGCACCTTCCCAATCGTGTGAGTCATGTCCTTCACCTTGACCTTGACCACCACCATTCTTTTCAGCGTCTTTCATAATCTCATCAAAGATTTGTTTGGTAGTCATACCCTTATACTTCAAGTCAAACAACGCTGAGTCGGGTCGTTTAGTAACTTCACCTTGTTCATCAGCTTCATGTATCGCATAGTTCACAACATAGTCAGCCGCCATGTTAGCTACCATAGGATTAATCTTCCATAGTTTCTTCCATAGGTTCATATGTTGATATGCTTTATGTAATGCCTCATGCAACACGACAAAGTTCAACTCCTTATCATCTAGTGATTTGATGAAGTCTAAGTTATACATAACATCACGACCATTGGTGCAAGCCGTTGGTATATCATCTGTATAGATAACCTTGCCCACCGATAACACACCTGCAAACATACAGAATTGTTTGCTACGCATTATCGCTATGTGGGACTTCGTGACTCTTTGTTCACTCGTTAGTGCCATCATGTTCTCCTTTTTGTTTGTCTAACCACTTCTTACCTCGTTCTGTTATGACATAGTTAGGATATACCTTATTACCACCCTTACCATATTTGGTATAGCCTTTATGGTGTAGTATGCCTGCCATAGTCATATGCATCTTATATTCATGAAAAAACTTATATTCATCATAACTTTCAACCCAATTAGGATTGAGCATTATCTCAACTAATAACTTTTTCATTTTGTTAACTTCGTGGTTCATGTTAACTCCTAGAAGTATTGGTTATTCTTAACTGCCCAATCAATAAACGTCTTGTTGGTTGCGGCTACTTGCTTGCGTGATGATGCCATGATGTTGACTGCAAACAAGGCTTGTATCTCCATAGGCAATCGTTGTAAGTATGTCAACCACGCATCCATATGTTCCTCTGTGATGGACATGAGTTCTCGCATAACAAGAATGACACGAGCCGCAGGGTCGCTTGGTAAGTTAGCTTTCTCAGGTTCTTTGTAAATACTTTCCTTAGTCGGCAGACCATCTGCTAGACTAAAGTATGCTGACATATCACGAGCCGCTGACTCGCCCAATGTGCCTGACAAGGCAACCATTGTAGTATCTTCACCGAGTGTGACTCTGTTCTTAACAATATGTGATGCCTTCTCCAATGAACGAGGTGATACGAACGCCTCTTGTTGTTTGCGAGGATTGTAGATATACATGTTTTCTTTCTGTGCTTCATCTGTATAACACGCTAGTGCATGAGGGAATTGTTTAACCCATGCTACAACCTCTGGTGCTATGTCATTATCAATAGCCCAACTAATCCATTCATCATCATTAGGGTTTCTAACAATGACTGCTGTCAATCTATTCTTGGCATGTGCTTTCATGGTATCGCCTACACCATCTGTGGTTAGATTACCTGTGGAATACACGATAGAGTCGGGGTGAAACTTAACTGCACCTAGTCTTCTCTCTAGCATGACAGGCAATAACATATTCTTAACAGGCTCACTAGCTTTAGTTATCTCGTCTAGCATAATGATGACAGGCTTATTGTCATGTATGGCAAACCTTTCATTCGGATAGAATGTGGTTGTCTTGGTTTCATGGTTCATGGCAGGCATAGCTAAGTCGCCTAAGTCTAAGTCTGCACAATCTATATACACAGGTGTGTGTTCGGGAAATCGTTTAGCTAGTGATTTCAATATAGATGACTTGCCGATGCCGGGCTGACCTTTGAGATGGACTGTGACATCTTTACCTACTGTTGCAATTAACTCTTCTGCTTGTTTCAAACTAATTTCTTGTTGCATGATACTCTCCTTTTGTTATGTGACATTGTTATAAAGATATAACTTTGTCACGGGTTAATTTACTTCTACTAAAACTTGTGGGTTCTCTAACTTAATCAACTTATCTATATATCTTTTAATCATACCTATGTTGACAGTTTTGTCGTAGTGTCCACTACTAACCCATCTGTGATGTTGCGTTTTCTGACATAGATAATACATAGCTAAATATCTATCATCAGCATTGAGCAATATCTCTAACTTCCTATCACCATAAGCTTGTATCTTTTCGTCTAACTCTTTTTCTTTTTCCATACCTGTATTGTTATTAAGTTTTAATATGGTATCTATATACTTAATAGTATCTTTGTATGGCTTACGCAAATCACGCATCTGACTTGCATCGAACCTATATTTTTTAGGTATTTCAAATTGTTCTTGGTTAAGAGGTGTATTGTTATAATCAAACTTATACCAATCATACGCATTGATACATTCTTGATTATATCCAACAACACATTCAATATCACCATTAGCTACTAACGGACTGCGTGTGAATGGTGCAGGCACATATCGCTTGTGTTCAAATTCACCAATAGATATACCCCCTATCCAATTCACAAAGTATTGTGTGCTTGTAGATGGATAACCACCTAGCGTTATCTCTTTGTGTGTTGGATAAAACCTTACCAAGTCTGTGTTGTAATAGCCTGCAATATAAACTTCTATGCCGTCCATGATTTCTTGACGCAACCATTTCTCTTTCTCATATCTATCACCTAATCTACGCACAGATTGGTTCTCACCTCTGACTACTGTTCTACTTTCAAATACTTCTTTTGCGTGTTTATAATTGTCAATGCGTGGCATGTTATACACATTAATATGAAAGCCCATTTTTATCTCCTTTTGATTTCATTAGATATATTGCTAGGTTGTAATTTACTTTGGAAGGCACAGGGGTTACATGATTTAACCCATATGATTTGAATAACTTATCTAATACTTTAGATTGATACTGCATACTTGATAATTCCTGTTTCATGATACTCTCTCCTAATAAAAATGTGACATTGTTATAGGGTTATAACTTTGTCACAGGTTAAAGACACAACTTCTACTACTAAATAATATTATATAATAATCACTTGACATTGTCAAGTTAAATGAACAAAAAAATTACTTGCTTTTATGTGATGAATTTAAGCCTTTCAACAACTCTAAATCAGTCACCACAATGTAATTTGATTTAGGCATGGGCACAATCGTATGCTTGTAATTGAGTGCGTGTTTCTCACCACAACTTAAACAAGTTTTATAACCTAACGCATACCTAGCGTCAGCTATGTCACCACCACAATCAACGCATGAATAACTCATGGGAATTCCTTCCAAACTAAAAACGCAATATAAATAACGATAATTGCACCAATGAACCAATCAATGTATCTTTCTTGTCTTCGGTCATCATCTTCTTTTTTATAGTCCGAACCCCACGCTTCACGAGCCGTTCTTGGAGTAGGCACATCTACACTATCGGGTTGGAAAAAGCGATAACCCTTTTTTGCGTTTGACGCAAATTTTCTATCTTGCCACCTCTCAAATTTGCGTATGGATTTCTTTTGTTCTTTGTTCATACTTTCTCCTTAATGTTATAAGTCCTTGTTGTTCTAAATACTTAAGCCTATGCCAATTCGTTATAATCTTTTTACAAAGTTCTTTCTGTGTGATAGACGGATTACTCCGTAGAATTTCGTTAACTTTGTGGGCATGACGCCAATCATCTAACTTGGTATACATTAGAATAAACATTCCCCAACTAGAGCCGTGACATCTTCTTTAACTTCTTTAACTACTTCTAGTTTAATGACATTGTTGCCTTGTTCTTTATGCCACTTCGCCTCTTTCGGACTCCATCTGTGCTTACGCACAATCTCGCCGTCATCATCTATAATAGCGTAAGTAAAAGGTAAAGACATTTAATTACTCCTCCAATAAACCAAATAGTAGTAGCCACTATGATTGCTAGTGCTACTGCCTCCCACCTAGAATGTGCGTTGTTCAAAGCATTCGAGATGTGATTTAACATACATGTTAGTTCTGATTTCTTCATACAATTCTCCTTGCACACACTTTAAGTTCATCTTGTATTTCTTTTGTATGTTGTCGTAAGAGTTTACTGCTAACCCCAAACCAAACCCTGCAAGACCTCCCAAAAGAAACACTACTGCATGTTTACACATTTCAATTTTTTTATCGTAATCCATTACCCTCTCCTATATTGTTTATAAATCCTACACATCTTATGCCCTTGTGCCATGTTGTATATGCTACATCTTGTTATAGGTTTATTCTGTGAGATAAGATACTTCTCTCCTCCATATTGCACAGCACCTTGCACAGCTACTTGTGTAGCTACTTCTGCACAACCACTACTAAAGACCATTATGAGCATCAACAAGACGTTTCGCATTTTGTTTAATCCTATTAAAAGGTTTGATATATTTATTAAACTCTTTCTCTCCCATGTAATACTCAAGCAAAGTTCTGAACGCTTGGTTAATCTCATAGTAGTTAGGCTCGTCTTGAAACTCAAGGTTAGTCTGAAACCCTGCTTGTAACCCACCTATTAATATTGCATCTACTTGTTCATCATCTAATTCAATTTGCGCTCGCATATTTATTCTCTCCTTTTTGTTTATAAAAAATAAGATTAGACCATTTAACAACAGGCTCTAATCCCACCCACGACTTTGGTTTCTTTATGGTGGTATCGTGGAAGTTCGTTGCACCATAACTATAATCTACTTCTAATCTATGTAAAACTTTATACGCTATATCAAAATATTCCTGTCGGATAACCGAAGGTGGTTGCACTAACCCATACCAACTGAATTGATATGGTCGTTTCATTTCACTACACACATTCTTGTGATTAAATTCGGCTCGCCTCATCAACACATAGCCTACTGCAATCTGTGCTTGCATAGGTTCTGTTGCTGACTCCATGTATATGGTCGTGGCGAGACAAAGTAAAGCTTGGTCAATCATACTGACCTCCTTTAATTATGTTTATACGAGTTTAGTTTAGTCTGTGAAAAGACTTAGAATGTGGCAAAACCCACGATGATATTAATTGATTTCATATTGTTCTCCTTTATGATTAGTCTTCGCAATTACCATTGATACAGGCTTTATTGCTTAAGATTTCTTCTTCAAGCGATGCAAGGGCATCTTGTTTCTCAATGTCTAACGCTTTGGCATTGAGTTCTGCATACATATCTTTAGTATACGGCTCATACCTTACCACTATTCCTGCGTCATTACAAGCATTAATATAGTCATCAAATAAAAACCTTGACACACTATCCG